ATGTTGAACGATCGAGACTCAAGCATCTGAGCCGCTTCAGGGTTCATCGTGATGCCCTGGTACTTAAACCCGGCCTCAGCCACCATGATCTTGCCAGCGTTATTCGAGCCCACAAACGCATTGAGGCTGGTTCTGAGCTGCTCGCGCTGCTGCGGCGTGATTTTGGAATCGCTGCTCAAGATGCCCGAGGCTTGCATACCCTGGGCAAACACTTTCGCGGCAGCCTCATCGACAGCCATCGCAGACCCGAAAATCTCGCGCCCGGTCGTGACCGGCAACATCCCGCAAACGCCATCAAGACCAAAGCCTCGAATGTGCATCAGGTTCTTTTCCGGGATCTCCCGCTCGGCGCCATTCTCGCTGTATTTGTACTGCAACCGGCCGTTGTCCAACCGCTTCACAGTCATGCACTGTGGCAACAGCGGTACCAGAGCGATGATGCGGTTACCAATCATCTTCTTTTCGACGAAAGCGTTGCCGCGCAAGCAGATACTTGCCACGACCAACAGCATGAAGCGCTGAGGTGTCATTTCGCTGTTTGGTGTGCGGCAAAGAACGCGGTAGAGCGGATGTTCGTTCGCTGTTTCGCGGGAGCCATCCGGGAGGCGGCGGTAAAGCTTCAGCGGCAGGGTCGAGACTGATTCCGACAACAGACGCACGCAAGCCCAGACAGTCGAAAGCTGCATCGCCTTATCGACCGAGACATGTTTTCCAGAAGCAGAACTTCCGAACCACTCCTGCCAGAACGTGCCGTCTTTCAGGCCGATCGGAACCCCGAGCCAGCTCTGCAGCGCAGCCTTTACCCGGCCTGGTTTCTTGTTGGCCATCAGATTCCTGCCATGATCGGGTTATCGAAAAAGCCCTGTATGTCGCCGGCCCCTTCCGGGTTCAGCGCCATCAGAGAGACGGCGTCAAAGGTAGACATGAGCGGGTCGATCTTCGCTGAGCCGCTGGCTTGCTTGGTGACAGTTACCGCGTTGCCTTGAAGAACAATCCGCGCATTGCCTACGCACCAAGCCATCAGAGCGCTGCCGCAGTGCACAAGCTCTCCACCGGCGACCTTGCGCTCGGTAGTTTTGATTGCGCCATTCAGCTTCCAGCCCTGATTGATACCTACGATCTGCTCAATTGCGATGCCGCGCTCCTCTGTAGTGAGCTCGTCAACGATGTCGCCGATACCTGCCTGATCCACTCCGATCGCCAGCTTCTCCGGTAAAAGGCCGCGATCACGAATATCGCAAATGATGTCTGCCACTTGAATAACATCGTCACCAGGGCGATCGACCACAGTTAGGTCACCATCGCGTTCGAAATCACTGAGGACGCTTGCGATATCTTTCCGGCGTTCAAAGACGATTTTGTGCGCCCAGGCATGGGACCAATGAAGCCACTGTCGCGACACTGGCTCTCGTCCCATCACAGTTAATCCGAGGAGGTCATCAAGTCCACCGCCGTCAATACCGACAGTCACGACTTCCGACCTTTCCAGCAATGTTTCAAGCGACAGGCCTAGTTCAGCCGCGCCTTCCCAGTGATCTGCTCCAGCCCATCGATCAGAACGCAGATCTAGACCGATCTCTACATTCAAATGTTTGGCCAGAAACCCACGAACGGCTCCCTCGCCCTCCGCCTGGGCTTCCTGGTATTTCTGTTCGATTACCTGCTGGTCTACTGACAAACCCCAATTCGGGTTTGTAACGTGAGCGTTTGCCAGGTCGCGGTGCTCGTTCCGCTTAATCATCTCTTGGGGGAATTCGTAGATGACCGGCAGAAACCGGTGATCCTTAATCTTCCCATCGCGAACATTCCTGGCGTAGTCGAGTTTCGCCTTGAAGACGCCGGCTGGCGGCTCATCGGATTGGGTAGTGCAGTAGAAAACGAAGCCCTCAGGGCGTGACGTAATACCGCCTGTTGCCTCAACGAGCATCTTGGCCGCCTTGGCCTGTTTGCCGAACTCCCAGAGTTCGTCGATGAATACTCCGGTAGCCTTCTTTCCGGTGACCGTCGCAGCGTCTGCGGCCACTACTTTCAAATTCGCCTTGTTCAGGAGGTCGGTAACGATTCGGTTGTATTCCTGCACATGGAATCTGGCCTTCAGGTCGTCGTCTGCATCAATCATGTCCCTGATCGGCTTAAAGGCGTTGTCGGCGGCTTCCTTCGTGGGCGCCAGAATCAGAAACTCCCCGGATGGCCGAGTGTTCAGGATCAGCGCAGTAAGCATGATCCCGGCAGCAATAGTGCTCTTCCCGTTCTTCTTACTCACCATTAGGAAATAGTTTGTGATCAGCCGGCGACCAGCTTCGGCGTCGTATGCGCCGAACAGTGCAGCCACCAGATCGAGAACCCAATCTCTGCAGGTGTCGGCCATCAGCGGGCTGCCGTCAGCATCGACCATCCGAAGATTGCCGAACACGTCGAGCGCATCCTCCGCCTGGTCAGGGAAGATCGGCGCCAGCGGGACCAACGACTGCCCCTGCACGATGCGATCTTCCCAATCTGGGCAGGCGGTTGTCCAAGTGTTCATTTCACAGCCTTCAGGTGGCGCTCGCGGAGACCGAAGCGGGAGCTAGCCCCGGCCTTAGCAGCATCCTCAAGCTTCTGCTCTTTCTTGCCCATGCCGGATTTCTTGCCGTGAAAATACGGAAGTGCCGACTGCGCAGCGTTACGGCGATCGAATATCTTCGCCTTTGGCTCGTTCATCAAAGCCAGCAACCAAACCAATGGATCGTCTGTGATTGGAAGTTCGCCAAGTTCCTCATCGTCGCCGTGAGAGGGATCCCCGCTGTTGGCCGCCTCAGCCTTCTCAGCTTTAACAGAGACACGGCTTTTTAACTTTTCCAGGGCGGCGACAACGTCAGGGTCTTTTGCGAGTCGAGAACCAGCAGCAGATGCGCTGCCGGCCGCATAGCCAGCGGCTTCCGCCGCTTCTCGATTCGAGGCCCCGGAGGCCTTGGATTCGACAAAACGGCGCTTTTTTTCTGTTAACGCCATTAACAAAAACCTTAAAAGGAGGAAAAAAAACGCGCGTGCGGGGGTGGGTGGTCTGGGATCAAAAAGGTGTGAACTCTTACCCCACCCCTCCCCCTCTTGAGGCACGCCATTGACGTGCAACGCCAGAAATCAGTCGATTTGTAGCACGCGAGTGGCCCAGCGTCAGAGATCCAGCGACCTCGACTCCTCGGCCTTCCTGCTAGGCGGACCTGACCTCCCCTTCCTCGGGGAGAACACATCCTCAAGCTTCCAACCTGCACCGAGCCGGTACTCCAAAGCATTGCGAGATAGATTCAGGTGACGCGCCCATTCAATGAGGCACATCGTCTTGCCGTGCACGGTGTAGCGCCGCTCAGATCTGAGCCGGTGTGTGATGGTCATCTTGTTGAAGCCGCGCTTCTGATTGCAGGTGGCGCAGCTCGCAACCAGGTTGTCAGGATCATTGTCATCCTTGGCATCATTGAGGTGATCGACGTGCATGTCGTCCCACGTCACCATCACTGAGCACCAATGACAGTGGAACGGGCCATCACCATGATGAGAGTGGTAGACCACCCGATGTTCATAAACTCTGTTGCTGGATGCTCGACGCAGTGGATGGTCAGGCGCATGGGCCAGCTTGTAGCCGTGGCTGTGGTCTGTAAGGCCAGGCCTCAACACCACTGCCTTGTCCGTCGATCCATGCCGACGCTGCCTCATGTAGTGCTTCTCGCACAGGCCGGCGCCTTTCCTGTTGGCCGCACTGCTGCATCCAGTTACGCGGCAGTTGCTGGCCGGCTGGTTCTTATTCGCTTGCATGGTGATTACCTGGATCGGTCTGCGTTCTCTTCCAGCTGCTTCACAGATGAGTGGCAATTGGTGCAGAGGGATACCCACTTGGTGCGTTCCCAGAAGATAGTCATATCACCCCTGTGCGGAGTGCTATGGTCCACGACGGTAGCTGCAGTCACCCGGCCTTCTCGCTTGCAGTACTCGCACAGCGGATGCGCTTCGATCCAAGCTGCCCGCGCCTTCTGCCACTTGTAGCCATAGCCACGCTGCGCAGATGTCTCCTTGCCCGCACGCCATGAGTCAGGGTTGATAGTGGACAGCTTCGAAGGTTGGGACTGAAGCGATGACTTGAGCGAGGTCAGCCTGCCCATCAGCTGCCGCCTACGATAGGCGTGCCGTCGAGATAGGTGCTTGGCTCGGTGTCGGGTTCTTCGCCTTGCTCGCCCTCGGCCAAAGCCTCCAACAGTTGAACCTGCTGCTCACTCATGCTTTCCAGAATCGCGGTCTGCTTCCGCATCTCGGCCAGCAGCGCCGCTGGGTCCGGTTGAAGCGACAGAGACATCCCCGGCTCCAGCATCACCATCTTGCACCCCAGCGTCTTCACCAGCTCGCTGAACGACGCCGACATCTTCTCCCGCTGCTCGCGAGTCAACGGCGTGCTGAGGCTCAGCACCAGCAGATCGCCCGGTGCTGGCATCAGCTTCTGAATCTGTTCCGAATAGCTGCTTGGCTCGCTCATATCCGATCCTGCTCCACTTCGATATCCACTGGCGCCTTGAGGCGCATCCGCTGCAGGCCATGACCCTATCCCAGCAGAAGATGGGTCTGCTTCAGCGCATGGGCGTGCAGAACAGCGACGATGTAGCCATTCGGCAGACCGCCAGCTTTGGCCGCGTTCAATGCCGTGGTGATAGCTCGGTCCAGGTGACCGACTTCGGCGTTCACGTCGACCGCTGGCGCGGCCTCAATCACTGGCGGGACTGGCTCGGATGCGGCTTTACGTGCTCTGGGCATGACTGATCCTCGTAAGAGTTCGCGCCACGAAACGGGCGCATCTGAATTTGTGGCGCGGATCACTTGCTTTGGCTGCGCAGGATCTGGGCGTCGACTTGATCGGCGCAGGTGTCGAGCAGCTTGATGGCATGGTCTTTCAAGCCCCAGACGTCGCCGTTGCTGTAAAGGCCGTAGGTCTCATCGCTAGTGCGCTCACACGGCACCATCACCGGCGGCTCACTTCGAATGACGCTGGTCTTTGTTGCTGGCTGGGGCTTTGCTGCGCAGGCCGTCAGGCAAAGGCTGATCAGCCCAACTGCGAACAGCCGGGCTTTTGCGTTTGAGGTCATCGAAATCTTTCCTGGCCTGTTCGGCTTTCTGCTCGCTGGCTTTCAGTCGCTTGTCCAGGTCGAGCCGATAGGCTTCGTTCCTCGCGACCTCGGCCTGCAGCGTGCTGATGGTCTTCTGGTTTTCGGTGTTGGCGTCGAGGGCGTCTTGCTTGGCCCGGGTCTCAACAGCCACCTCACCGCGTAGGGCGATCACTCGATACTGCTGAATGCCAACGAGCAAGAGCCCGACGATCAAGATCACGCCAGCGAGGGCGATGGATCTCAACGTGTTCATAGCGAATCCACCTTGCGGCCAATGAAGCGAATGATCAGCTCACGCACAGCGCTGACCCCGATGAACCCGATGGCACTACCTGCAACGATGGAAAGATTCGCAGGCCATCCCATCCAGTCGATCAGAGTGCTGGCTGATAGGCTCAGCCCACCACAGATCAGAGCCTCAGCGAGTACCCGGCGAACACTGGTCTCTTTGGCTTCCCAGATGATGCGAAGCAGCGAGATAACGAAGGCCATAATTGCGCCCTGCCATAGTGGATTGCTCAAGGCCAGCCAGACCGCAGCCCAGAAGTCAGGAGATTTTTCAGGCATCGTGGTCTGTATCCGACTGTCCTCCCTTGGAGGGAGCGGAAAATAAAAAGCCCGCTCAAGGCGGGGATGGTGTGTGGCGCACTGGATCAGCGGTTGAAGCGATGAAGCATTCCGCCTGCGCGAAGCTCAGAAGCGATCACCTGGCGAATGCGATCAGCGAAGGGATCGGCCTGCTCCCTGAGAGATTGGCCCAGTTCGGTTTCACTGATGGTTCCGGCGAGCATGTCGAGGATCTTTCCGGCATCACCCTCAGCCAAAGCCTTCTCGAAATCGCTGGTGGAATTTTCTTCGCCTGTCACCGTGGCCTTGAGCTCTGAAGTCGCAGATGCGGCACACTTACCGTCATCGGCCACACCCACGCCAAATCCTGCGACGTAACTCCGGCCATTGGGCAGGACAGCCAGTTCCGGCGACCAACACGGGATCCGATTACTCAGCGCCGTGATGCCACCATCTTTGACCATGCCATCGCTGATGAAGACCTGATCGCCCGAGACAACGAAAGGCTGATCTGAGTTGCCTATGCGGATAACCACACGGCCATCCCGCCAGACCTCAATGTGCTCATTGCCGAACATGATTTTAGTTCCGGCTTTCGCTGCTTTTGCTTCTCGCTCCGCCGCTTCTTCTGCCGTTTCTGGACGTGGATATTCTAACGTTGTGCGCCACTCGTCCCCGTCACATTCATAGCTTGCGTTGAACCGCTTGATCTCTGCCGACTCGCGATATTCAGCCGGAACCTTCTGTAGTTCGGCTTCCCAGAACGCCAGCAAGTCGATTGCATTCTTCGGCAGGTCTGCGTCGCTGTAGTCGCCAACTTCGATCAATACGGTCTTGCGCATGATGTGCTCCAGAAACGAAAAAGCCCCGGCAACTGCCGAGGCTCGAAATGGTTTGCGTGTCTTCCCACGCTGCCCGCCGACGCCACCCCGAGCACACAAGAGGATTTGAGGCCCGTCGACTGCCGGTGTTCTTCAGCAACGCGTGACTTTCCGGCTTTACCGCGTCCAGGCCCTGCCCGAAGGCCCACCCTGGCTATGGCTTCCCGCACCACTACGGAAATATTCATCATAAGTGTTGCATTCACACATTTATGATGTAGAATGAACCCATCAGCAAAACACACAGGAGGGCTGATGAGCTGCAACGAGTTCAGGAGGTGGCTGTTAGCAAAAGGAGTAGAGATCGCGAAGCATCGTAAGAAGCACTTCAAGCTCTACTACAACGGCAAACAGACGGTACTTCCAGACCACGGAGCCAAGGAAATAGGCGAAGGGTTAAGGAAGGACATCATCAAACAACTGGGCCTCAAGGATTGAGGCTCTACCCTTTTGAACCGGGTTCTTCAGTCACAACATCGAGGAAAATCACATGTACAGCTATGCAGTAAAGATCCATGCCGAGGCCGGTTCGTTCTGGTCCTCGTGCCGGGATATCCCAGAAGCACACAGCGCTGGCGATACCGAAGAAGAGCTCTTGGCCAATGCCGTCGAAGGGCTTGAACTCGCTCTGTCGATTTACGTCGATCAGTCTCGGCCGATCCCACTTCCCTCGGCCCCGTCAGAAGGCGAACGCCTTGTGCATCTGCCAACGCTGGTGGCGGCGAAGGTGTCGCTGTGGAACGCGATGCGCGAGGCCAATATGCGCAAGGCCGATCTGGCCAGGTTGCTGCAGTCGTCTCAGACCAAAGTTGATCGCCTGGTGGACTTCGAACACAGCTCGAAGATCGAGCAGGTCGAGGCAGCGCTCTCTGCGCTGGGCAAGCGTTTGTCTGTGTCGGTCGAGGCAGCCTGATTTTTAAGCCCGCGATGTACGCGGATAGTTGATCCGCGTACATCCAGCCAGCCGAAATTGCATCGAATCAGATCAGCCCCTCCAAGGAAGAGCTTTGATGGCCAACTACCATTTGTTCAAACAGATCACTAAGGGCACCACCTCGATAGCTCTTGCTGGCGTATCAGCGTTTTTCGCCGCCTATGCCTTCCGCGCTTTCGGCGGCTGGGCGTTCGCACTGTCATTTCTTCTGATGGTGGCCTGCTGCGTTCCAATGGTCCTATTTTTCAACCTGTTCCCCGGCGAACGCGATCAGGGACGCAAAGGCTCAAGCTACAAGGTGCATACCAGTAAGCCTGACCTGTTTAGCGACATGTTTGGCACCTTTTATCGCGACAAAGACGACTAGCTATTTCGCTTCTAATATTCGTCTGCCCTCGATAGAAAAACACTTTGGCGGAACGTGAAAGAGTCGATCTCTTACCGTTACCGATAGCTCCGGGTTCAAATCGGATTGCCCACCACTGGGCGCCACCTTCCAGAAACTAAAAACCCCGCACTTGGCGGGGCTTCATGAGATCAAGGCTATCAATACACCGGTTGGCCCGCGTTGAGGCGCTCCAGCAAGTTGTGCCCGCTCCAAGTCAAAATATAATCAGACTCGCCCCAAGACCCGGTCTTCGTAGCGTTCAGGAATCCCCCATCGATCAGCAGCCAGATCTGGTACTTTTCGTGGTCTGTATCAAACTGACCGCCGGTACCGCACTTGTACCCGACCGCACTGCTGTTAGCTGCGCCATCCTGACTCTCGATATACGCCAGAATTTTCTTGATTAAAGCCAAGTCCCTTTTCATAAAATCTCGCTGATCGTGATGGTCAGCGGGCACCATAATGCAAAACGCAAAAACGAGAAAGCCCAGCGCAGTGGCTGGGCTTAGGTGTACGAATGCCGATCAGCGGAGAAACGGATTATCTTTCATAAGCTTCGATTTCTCGTAGGCACCTAGGTGCTCGTACCCCAACCAGGTAATACGCTCTATGGTCGCTACGCCCGAAGGCAGCTTCATCTCAATCAATCCGGCATCTGCGAGCAGCCTGATGTGTCCATCAAGACTGTCCTGAGTCCATTCAGCCTGCTGATCTGACGGCAGGCATTCATGCAGGTCTTCAGCAGTCAGCTTGACACGCCAGTCAGGAGTTCCGTTGACGCAGAAATGAAGAATTGACGCGATCAAATCTGTATTTCGTTCCATAGCATCCTCGACGCTGAATTGTGCCGGGATAGTATCCAAAGTCCTCAAAAACAAAAACCCCAGCGCTATGGCTGGGGTCTGATTGTTAAGGTGTCGCGCTGAATGCGTTGAACACCGTGCCATGAAAACAGGTGTTTATCCGGCCTGAAAGAACTTTTTACGCAGCTTCACGAAAATGTTCCAAAGCCGAATCCACCCACGCCACACCTTGCCTGACCACTTCACGGGCCGACCGCTCCGACATCTTGTTGGCCTCACCTATGCGAACCATTGTCCACTTGGCGCCGAAGTACCACCAGATGAAATCCCCCATCTGTTGGTTGCGCTTAATCAGGCGGGCGAGGATCGAATCAACGACCATGGCGGCGTCATCGGTGATCACGTATGTCAGGGAGCTCGGCTCAGGACTGCAATGGTTCATCAGAGCTGCCAAGGGCGAAACATAACGCGGGACCCCCATCCCTGACATACGCCAGCTGCCCCACTGCTCCAACAGATATTCGGTGTCGCCCAGCGGCTTGTCGGTGTAGGTACGTTTTTTCATGCCGCTTTCCTCGGATCTGGTTCGTTGTTCAGGCCAAGCAGATCGCGAAGCATCTTGTCGGCGTGTTTGTTTTTGGCGTTGCCCTCAAGTACCCAAGCTTTCGCGTAGGCCTCGAACCCGATATGGCAGGGGGTGCCATGCCAGTCCGCAACGATGTCCATCAGAGCCGCCGAGGCGATTCGCCCATTGGTTTGCTCCAGCAGCACCCGGTTGCCAATCTTGAGAAACTTGCACTCCACCTGGGTCAGGCTTTTGCGCGGCAGGGCCGCAGTCACGTTATTCATAATCCGGTCTCCCCTTCGATCGCCCGGTGAATTTCACTACCCGTCCCATCTCAACCTCTTCGTCGCTGGGCGCCCTACCTCCGAATGGCACGAAGCGCACGAACTTGCCCTGTTGCTGCACGAGGCAGGTGCCTTGCTTGCCGTGACGGCACTTGCCGACGATCAACTCGGTGACGCCGTTCTGGCCCTCCTCGCTTTCCATGTCGCGGTGCACCAGAATCACCACGTCGGCGTCCTGCTCGATCTGACCGGAGTCGCGGATGTCACTCGGCCGTGGGCGCTTGTCCGGGCGATTCGTCGGTCCGCGATTGAGCTGCGCCAGCACGATCACCGGCACCTTCAGCTCCTTGGCCAAGTTCTTGAGCGCGGTGGAAATCTTGCCCACCTCAAGCGTGCGGTTCTGCCCGCCAGCGCCAGCGATCAAGGTGATGTAATCCACCACGATGACGTCCAATCCCTCACGGCGCTGGCACTGGCGGGCGATCGATCGGATACGCGCCACGGTCATTCCCGCCTGATCGCTGACATACAGGCGCGCCTTGTGCAGGACTGACACAGCGCTGGTGATGCGGGGCCAGTCTTCGTCCTGGAGCGTGTCGCCCTCGTCAAGCCGGGTTAGGTCCACAGCGCCCAGGGAAGCGATATTGCGCGTTACCAACTCCTCCTTGGTCATCTCCAGACTAAACACCAGACCAGCGCCACCGAGCTGGGTCGTGACGTGCTGAGCCATCTGAACGCCGAGGATGGTCTTACCTGACGCTGGAAGACCTGCCACGACGACCATGTTGCCGGGGCGCAGGCCGCGTATCAGCTTGTCCAGATCCGGGATACTGCAGGACAGTCCTTTCGGCGCCGTCTTGTTGTATTTGGCGTCGATGGTGTCCGTCACGGTTATGAGGATGTCGCTTACCTTGTGATAGTCCGGCTCACCGTCATCCAGATCGCGTAGGTCGGCCATGGCCTGCTGGCCGCGCGCGATGATCTCAGCGACGGGCAGATCATCATTGGCCGATTCGCTGATGGCATAGGCCGTCTCGACAACCTTGCGCAGCACTGCCCGCTCACGGATCACCCTGGCGTAGGTCTTCCAGCTCGAGGTGCCTTGGGCATTCGCCTGAATGGTCGCCGCATAGCCCAACATGCTGTCACCGTTGGGCAAGTACTGATGGTGCTCACTCACCATCACCACGTCCACCGGATCACCTGCTTCGTGGCAATCAAGGATTGCTCGGAACAGCGCCGCATTCTCGATCTCGTGAAAGTCGCAGACGCTGACCTTCGAGCTGATTTCGTCCAGCAGGTTGGGGTCGATGAAGATGGCACCAAGCAGGCCATGCTCGGCGTCAACGTTGTACAATTCGCGACTCATGCTTCACCTCGCGCCGATGCCCAACGAAACAGCACCGCCAATCCGCCCTCACGAAGACGATCCACAGCGCGATCGCCCAAGCATTGACGTAGATCGGCCATGCCAAGGTTGCTAACGATGATGGTCGGCTTACGTTGCTCATACCGCCCGTTGATAACCTCGAACAGCACCGTGCGCTCGAAGTCGGTGCCGTGCTGCACACCGATCTCATCGATCACCAGCAGATGCGGAGCGATCAGCCCTGCGTAAACCTCGGATTCCGTTCGATCCCGATTGCCGAACGTATCCTTGACCGACCGGATGATGCCGCCAGCGGTGACATAGCGACCGATCAGGCCTTGCCCGCCGAAGTTACGAATGACCTGCTGCAGGATGCCGGTGGCCAAGTGAGTCTTGCCGGTGCCCACTTGGCCCAGCAGCATCACAGAGCGGCCCACTTCGAAGCTCTCGGCGAACGCATCGACGTATCCCGTCGCCATGTGCCAGGCGCGCAGCTTTTCTTGGCTATCGCCGGCGGACCAGGTGTCGAGCGAGCAGCTCTGGAAGCGCAGCGGGATACCGGCGTCGAGTAGGCGCTCGTTTGTCAGGCGGTCACGATGGACCGTCACGCCGACCGCACGAATGGCAGAGTCGCTGGAATGGCGCTTGTCGAAGTTGCAGCGTGGGCAGCTATACCAGTGAGGCTCTGCGCCGAACTGTTCAACAAGCGAGTCGTTGAACTGGCCATGGTCCATACACTCTCGCAGCGTCGTCTCGATGGTGTGTCGAATGATCATCAGAGATTCCCCGCGATTCGGTATTGTCCATCGGCGCCGAGTACGAGCCCTTCCTCGTAGTCGATCTGGTTGAAGCCGGTGTGCCTTGAGGGCGAGTGGACGGGAGCTTGCAACTCGTCCTCCCAGCGTTTGCCGTGCAGCCATGTGGTGGGGTGAGGGATGAACTGGCCATTGCTTTTCAGCCAGTCCAGGCTTTGGCTCTGGCGGGCAATAGCGCAGGCGATCACGGTAAACAGTTCGGCGGTAACCTTAAGCTTGTCCCATACCTTCTGCGCTTTCGCTTTGTCGACCTTGCGAGGGTAGAGGTTCCAGAAGTTAGCAAACGGCACAGGTGTACTGCTCAATGTATTGTTGTTCTTTGTATTGTTCCCCTGCGTGTTTTCCGAAGGGGGTTCACCGTCTTTTCCGAAGGGGTTCGCGCTGTTTTCCGAAGGGGTATTCGGATTTTCGAAGGGGGCAACCAGACGAATACGACGCTCGACGATCCTCTTACCCTCGCGGATCAGGTCGACAGTGATCAGTCCCCGTGCAGCCAAACCGCTGATGATTTCCGAGACTCGAGAGATCGAAAGGTCGAAGAAATCTGCGAAATGGGCATTCGTCGCGTAACAGCCGCGCGGGCCGGTGTCGAGGCTGTCGATCTCGCCAAGCATGACCTTCTCTACCGGCGAAAGGGTCCGGTCAAGCCAGCGTTCAGCCGGTATCCACACGCCTTGGAACTTACGTGGGGCATTACTCATTGCAGTGTCTCCCCGGCAGGCCGGAAGAGCTCAGGCCAATCCCCCTCGGCCGGCACCGGACCACCGCCAGCCAAACGTTGAACGAGAACACCCAAGGCACAGCACGAGTTGATCATTGAGACATGCGCATTCCACACCGTGTCGTCGTCGGGCTCAGAGCAAGCCAAAGACTCGTGTGCGAAGTTCGTACCATTGCTGGCCATGCAGGCTAGGGTCAGATTGTCGAACTGTTCGAAATGCGGCTCACCGAGGATCTCCAAGCGTTCAACTGGCTGAGTCGCTTCGGGAAACAGAGCAGGGACAGCTGATTTGTCTATGCCTTGTAGCAAGGCCTCACGGGAAATGCCCTTGCGCAGCAGGATCGTGCTGAGCGACAGAAAGCACGCGAGTGCCACCATTTCAGTGGGGTGGCCCTCGGCCTTCGCATGGCCCACCACCAGAGGCAGCAAGTCTGCCAGGATGAACGTCTCGTGCGTGGCCATATCGGCAGAGTCGCCTTTCGGTGTGCGCTGGCTCATAGCGAACGCTCCAGACGCTGAATCAGCGTACGCATTTTGCGTTTGGTGTTGGTGGTCAGATAGCGGGCTTCCAGCCACCGGCTGAATGCCGCGTCGGTGAAGCGCAGAACGCCGCCGAACGCAGGGTCTTCCGGGTCGATGCGTTTGCGGGGCTCCTCGGGGTACGGACGCCCGTATGCGGCGAAGTAAGTCGCGTACAGGGCATTCAATTCGCGGCGCAGGGAGTTGCGCTGAGTCTCAGCCTGCTGATATTTCACAGCGGCTTCGGCGATCTGCCCCATGATTTCTTCGTAGGTAAATTTCTTGCTCATAGGGGCGTCTCCGGATTGAATTTTTCGTAAAAGAACTGACCGTCCCAGGTCTTTTTCATGGGCAGTTTTTCGGCCATGTATAGGTCAAAAAGCTTCTTGGTGCCTTCCTCAAGCATCACTGGGGCGTACTTAATGAAGGATTTGATTCCCTCGCCACTCACCGTGACCGGCTTCTCTGTGAGCCAATGCTTTTCGCGCGCGATGTAGTACACGCGATACTTGATTGATCGCTCAGGGTCGCGCTCAGCGTTGAAAATCCATTTGTTCTCAAGCAGGAAGCCGAGCATCAGTTGGGAGTTGACGCCGTTCAGACGCTTCGCGAACTGAGGAACGGTCTCGCCAGGCATGAACAGGTGCTCCAGCGCCTCGATCTTCTTGGCCTGTTGTTGGTTTTCCAGCGCCAGCACGGCCTTCTCTTCGGCCAGATCGGCGGCGAGACGGAGTGCGCCAGGCAGGTCTTGCGGGACTAGCGATTTGACTGGGGAGAAGTACTCGTCGACCAAGCGTGATTGAACCTCCCAAGCCAGATCATCGTTGAACGGCTTGGTCAGCATCATGTAACCGCGCTCTGTTAGGAGCACCCCTTTGGCGGTCCGCGCCGCGAAAGCCTGCCCTAGTGACTGCGTACGGATTTCGTCCGCAGTCACCTCGAAGCAATGCACGCCTTCAATGAAGCGCGAGCGGTGCTCATTGAAGTTGCGGCGAGCAGTACCATCCGGCCGATCATGCACTTGATCAATCATCGCCAGGGTGACGACGCGCTGGCCGCGGTACTCGACGATGGGCAGTTCGGTGTTGTGGATGGTGATCAAGTTCATTGACCACCTCCGACATTGATCGCGTCGTGCGAAGCGCCAGCGTGGCGGTTCTTCCAGAAAAAGTTACCGGTGGCGAAGGTGATCGATTCAAGTCGGCTTTCGATCTCAGTCGCGAGTGGGTTTTTCCAGCCGCCTGGCAACGCTGGGACGATCTGCGCCAGCAGGATTGAGCGCAGCTCACCGAAGGTTGCTCTGGCGGTGTTAAGGCGTGCCATTTGCTCGGCGCTGACAGTGACGTCAGCCAGGATCTCGCCTTCAATGGCGACGACAGCAGGGAGAGCGTTCATTGAGCACCCTCCGCTGCTGCGCCACGATTTGACGCGCTGGCCTTTTGTGGCGCGGATTCGCTACGCGCGATCTGCCCGAACAGGTTGATCGCTGAGTCCGTACCTGGTGCCCCCGTGTCTCCAAGGTAGTTCGCGAGTTGCGCCAAGACGACAACGTCGCGGCCGGCGTTATGCTCCACGTCACGCGAAATTGCTCGGGCGATTGCAGCAAACCAATCAAGCTGATCCTTCGCAGCGAGCATTTGAAACTCGGCCTCATCAGCGAGCTCTTTAAGGGTTGGAATAGGCGTATTCACTGGTGCGCCTCCCCTTCTTCTTTTGGCTTCATGCCACGCTGAACCGACCAAACAAGTGCGCTGACCGCTTCTGCGATGAACGCCAGAGTTTTCGCGCCATCGCAGTACATCAACTCGCCAGAGTTGAGGCTGTCGTGAAGGTGATCGCAGATCTGCCCCAGGCCGGACGAAAGAGTCTTGGCAGTCTGGAGCGCGTCCTCGATGCTTGTTCCGGCGGCTACGTTGAAGACCATGAGCCCACGATTGTCGATCGGGGTGTCGCCGAAATCGGTTTCTACGGTCAGCAGCTGTTGCGCTACTTCAGGGGTAATGCTATTTTTTGGCTGCACGAATTCGTCCTCCTACAGAACGAAGAAGTTTTTAAGTTGCTTGCTCAAACAAGCGATGGGTACTACGAAGGCCAGCCGCCACAGCTGGCCTTTTTGTTGCCTGCGATTTAGCCGGTCAACAAATACTGGAAATGGCGCTTGTTCATTCTCTTGTTCTCAATCAAACCGGCAAACGCCAATGGTTGGAAGGCCCTGTTCAGACCCTCGGTTTAGATATGATGCACAGCTCGCATCAGCGAAGCGACTCAACCCAGTGCAATTTACATCCAGTCCGCCGTATTTAATGTCCAGTCCGCCGTGAAGGTTCGGATTGGGCTGCGTATCCTCATCTAAGCCCAGCGTCAATTGCAGCAACTCGCGACTGCGCTGGATCTCCCTGATCAACACCGGCTTAATCCGCTTCCAATTATTAAGATTGCGGCCGCTCGCGCTTGCGATCGCTTCGCCGTCATCAAAATTTTTGCAGGCACGGTTAAAGCGATTCAGAGCCAGGGGCGCCCCAAGCAAAATCTCTTCAATGCGTGCATCGCACCACACAGAAAATTTCGCGCTTAACCAGCGGGCAAAGTGAATTGCGAGTTTCGGATGCAGCCACGTGCCACCCCCATTACCCCGGCGTGTAACCAAATACCCGGAATTACGGGTATTTGAGATTGCGGATTCGACACCGGTCAGATGCTCATCGAGCGCCTGGATGTATTCGAGGGTTTCAGCGTTATCCAGCCAGTGGTCGATACGCTTTCCAAAACGATCAGCCAGCTTGGTCGCATAAAGCCATCCGTCAGTGCTGAACCGAACGGGGTTTCCTTCAAACGCAAAAGGAATAATGGTGTTCACCGCGCACCACCGGTACTGGACAAAATGCCAGCATTGTCAGAGGACTGATCGGCGGCTGGGTTTGGGCGTAGATTTGCGTTCAAGGTCGGCAAGTGGTCTGGGTAGATATCTGGCCTGATCTCGGACCGGCAAACTCCCGACGCCGCCTCGATCCGCAATACATGCTTCGCAGGCACATGACCTGTGGCGCACATGCGCTGAACATTTTGCGGTGTGCAGCCAAGGACCTTTGAAAGAGCAGTTTGACTACCTAGGACCTTAACGACTGACGCCATGGCTTCAGTGCTCATGGTTGAACCTGCGGAGTAATGACATTGAAGCCGAGACTACAGTTTAAAACTGCGTATTACAAATCTATTTTGCAATGCACTCTACAACCACGAGTTGTAATCTATGCCCATGAAAACCATCGCTGATATCATTTCGCAAAGCAGAAGGGCGGCAGGCCTGAATCAATCTGAGCTCGCGCGCAAATTGGGGATTACCCCCCAGTCAGTGCAAGCTTGGGAGTCGGGTCGAGCAAAGCCACGCCCTAAGATCTTTAGTAGGCTCGCCGAGGTTTTGAAGATCGCGCCGCACACGCTGATTGACTCGGTTGTGTTGGAGCCTTATGACGACACTGGGTTTATGACGTCACGTGATGTTCCAGCCGACGAACGCGAGGAACTGGATGAATACGAATCCACGGTCGAGATAAAACCTTACGACCATGATTCTGTGGCGCTGCGCTATCTCCAAGAGGTTCTTCGAGATGAGCAAACGGGGGAGACATCCGTTGAGGATATCGATTGGAGAAGCTATCCCTTCAGTCGAGAAGGCCTTACCAAAGCTGGCGTCAAACCCCGCTATGCAAGATGCATTGAGGTGAAGGGCAACAGCATGGCGCATTTACTTAAAGATGGCAGTGTGGTGTGTATTAACACAAAAGACTTGGCCATTGCAGACGGCTTAGTTTACGCGCTAGACCATGCAGGCCAGCTTCGCCTAAGAACGGTTTACCGACTACCTGGCGGAGGCCTGCGCCTTAGGTGCTTCAATCGTGAAGAATACCCAGACGAGGAGTACAGCCAGGACGAGGTAGCTACGCAGAAAATCAGGATTCTAGGCAAAATGTTCTGGTCATCCACTTTTTGGTAACCAATGCCGGGCTCAGTGTCCGGCTATTTTTTGGGCTGAATTACAAATTTCATTTGCAATACGTAATTTGAAACTGTAGTTTTGAGGCATACCCAAACAGCACGGAGCTTCCATCATGAACACTGCAACCATTTCCGCCCACGGCTTCATTGGCATCCTTGGCCGCGGTGCCGCTCCTCGCGAGTTGGAGTGCTTGCTCGCGGTCGCCGCTGGTTGCAGCACGAAAGAGATCGCGAAGGATCTCGGCCTGGCGCCAGACAGCGTGAGCAAACGACTGCTCGCACTGACGACCAAACTCGGCGTAGTGAAACGCACTCAACTAGTGGCGCGCGCATTCGCAATGGGGCTGATTTCTTTCGCTGGAGTGAGCAATCCTACGCCTGATGATCAGCGTGACGACTCCCACGACGGCGTCTTCATCGCATGACCGCTTTCGCAGCGGCGTGCGCCTTCCACAAGAGGACGCAGTCCGGTGCTCAGGCTGACCTGACCCGCTAATCAAACCATATTTTTCGCGAAAGCCAACAACGCGGCCGGGATTCGTTCGGCCTGAAAAAGAGGAAATACCCATGCTTGGAAGACTGTTTGGCAAGAAAGGGCGTGAGGCCCGTGCGGCGATGTCGGTCGTTCAGAACCGCGACCTTATGCAGGCGATCGTCTACGGCGCCTTCTACGTGGCTGCTGCCGATGGCGACATCAGCGAGGACGAGCTGAAGAAGGCGGAAAAGCTGATCGCCAACACGCCCCAGCTCAAAGGCTTCGGCCCGGAACTCTCAAACACCATGGATCGCGCCGAGAAGGACTTCCACGACGGCGGCCACCGCATCCTGCGTATGAATGCCGAGAAGGAGCTGAAAGACCTGGCTCATTCACCGGAGGAAGCGCAGATCGTCATCAACGTGATGCTGACCATCGCAGAGGCCTCGGGCGACATCGACGACAAGGAAATGGCCGTGCTCGAAAAGGCCGCGAAGCTCATGGGCCTTTCGCTGAAAGACTACCTGTAAATGTTCCGCCGTTTCAGCGACCGCGCCCGCCGCTGCGCAGCCTTTGGGCTGGCTGGTGGTGTGGTGTTCGTTGATTCGGCCAGCCGCCTGCTTTCGATGGTTGGTGACCTGATTCTGGTCGCGCTGCTGCTGATCGTGCTGCTGGCCGGGAAAGCGCCCAAGGGCGATTAAGCGATGGGGCGGGACTAGCCGCCCCCACTTTTCAAGGAGATTCAAATGCTCATCCTCACGCGCCGCATTGGCGAAACCATCCGCATCAGCAACGACATCACTGTGACCGTGCTGGGCATCCAGCAGGGTCAGATCAAATTGGGCGTGGCGGCGCCGAAGCACGTTGCCGTCGACCGCGAAGAAATCGCAATTCGCAAAGAGCAGAACCCGCGCAACGAGGTGGCCCATGCAGCCAGTTAACCGAATCACGCTGGTGCTGCGCGCCAAAGAGGGCGAGACGCTCGCCCACGTCCTGCCGTACGTTCAACTCGGCGCACCGGTAGCCGTAGGGACCAGCGTGGCCATCATCGCAGGCGCCAGCGACCGGGATGTGTTGAATAGCGCCCTGGACCGGGAAGACTTTTGCATCGACACCCGCATCAAGGAAGTCGCAGCCCAGCTCGACCCTCGCGATCTGTTCATCAAAGCGAACCCTATGGGCGCCAGCGATGACGAGTTGGCCAAGGGGCGCCACGGCTTTGTCGATGACCGCATCCACGGCGACTGGCTGATTTTCAAAGCTGGTTTTGAAGCCGCTTTGGAGGGCGAACAATGAAGCCCACGATCATCACTTTCGCTGTCTGCCTTCTCCTGATCCTTAGGGTGAGCCTGGCCTACGCCGACGAGCCCGAGGTGATCGACGTTCAGCACGATACGCACCGTCAGGTTACGTGCTGGATCATTGCAGGCACCGGCATCAGCTGCTTGCCTGACTCCCAGCTCCGCCAGCCCGCGAAAGCTGCGACAAACCCGGCGAGCGCCCCTGCCCCGCGCCAACATGACGAGAGGGTTCAGCTATGAGCATCCTCACTCAAGGCACCCAGATCCATCTGCGCACCGAGTTCGAAAGCCTGGGCGACCGGCTGATCCGCTTTGGCCAAGCGCTGAAAGAACCTGAGACAACCGTTGGCCAACTCACTGCCCTGGCCAACTCATGCGGTATCGCGCTGAAGCTGCGGGCAGTTGCTGAGACGAATGAAAGCGAACCGTCTGTCTGACGCATCAATCTCACCGCAAACAGAAACCTGACGCGTCAGGAGTAAGACCGAATGCGCTACATGACCATCAGGAAATTCGCCAGCGAGTCTGGCTACAGCGAGGACGCTATCCGCTCGAAGATCCGTGATGGAATTTGGCGGCTTGGCGAAATCTGGTTCAGGGCTCCGGACGGCCGGACACTGATTGACACACAGGGATATGAATCATGGGTAGAGACGGGCGGGGAGTTCGGGCGATCTCCGATTCGAGCATCGAAATCACGTTCATGTATCGGGGCGTCCGGTGCCGCGAGCGCATCACGCTCAAGCCCACCGCCACTAATCTGAAGAAGGCCGAACAGCACAAGGCGGCGATCGAACACGCGATTTCCATCGGAGCGTTCGATTACTCGGTTACCTTCCCGGGTTCGGCCAGGGCTGCGAAGTTTGCGCCGGAGGCTTCACATGAAACGGTCGCGGGTTTCCTGACCAGGTGGCTCGCGTCGAAGAAGAAGCACCTTTCCAGCAGCACCTACGAAGGGTATCGCAAGCTCGTCGAGCACCGACTCGTGCCAGCCCTAGGCACGCACATGATGGTCGACCTGAAGCGGAAAATGATCAAGGACTGGCTCGACACGCTGGAGATTGGTAACAAGACGCTGAGCAACATCCAGAGCTGTCTCCGTTCTGCCATCACGGAGGCGGTCGACGAAGAGTTGATCGAGAACAACCCAATGGCCGGCTGGACTTACAAGCGCAAGGCCGCGCCCACAGAAGAGGATGAAGTCGATCCGTTCAGTCCGGAAGAGCAGCGCGCAATCATCGCTGCACTGACTGGGCAAGCGGCCAACTTGGTGCAGTTCGCGTTGTGGACAGGTCTGCGAACGAGCGAGCTGGTGGCACTTGACTGGGGGGACGTGGACTTTATCCGGGGCGAGGTGATGATCACCAGGGCAATGACCCAGGCCTCAAGGGGAGCAGCGGAGATTCCAAAGACAGCTGCAGGCCGGCGCGCGGTGAAGCTGCTTGGCCCGGCAATGACAGCATTGAAAGCGCAGAAAGAGCATACCTTTCTGGCTGGGGAGGAGGTGTTTCAGAATCCCCGTACCCTCGCGCGTTGGACTGGGGACGGGCCGATTCGGAAAACGATGTGGGCACATGCAGTGAAGAAGGCAGGCGTACGGTACCGGCGCCCTTACCAAACTCGGCACACTTACGCTTCAATGATGCTTTCTGCGGGCGAGCATCCGATGTGGGTAGCTCAGCAGATGGGGCATAGCGACTGGACGATGATTGCCAGGGTATACGGACGATGGATGCCGGCCGCAGATTTAAGCGCTGGACAACGAGCTGAGGGCCTGTGGGAGGGCGCCAACAATAATGCTGGCAAAAAAGAAGGGGCCAAATAGCCCCTTCTCTGATGTCTCTGCGGTTTAGGCAGCGACAGCCCTCCGCCGCTTCATTGCGATAGCAATGGAACGAAGCACATCGTCAGCAGCGTTGATAATTTTGACGTGCTTGATCACGAAGTCAAAACCTCGTTCAAGCACCAATACGCCGAAAAGCTCGTCGGCAAAGGATTCGGAGATGGATTCTACCGATGCAAGGTCGATCACGATCTGCTCATGATCATGCAGTTTTCGGTATAACGCGCTCCGTTCCTTCGAGGCGAGGCTTCGGGAAGCTAGGTCACTGTGCCTAAAGGCAAACGTTTCCATAATTACCCCCTCAATAAATCCATAATGTCTCGTACATCTTCAGCCTCATCAACCCTAGCGGCCATGAGGCTAGATTCTTTAATGGAAAGCGAAACAGCGACACCTCTCCATGGCTGTGAAAGCCTTCTGAAACTGGGGTTTCCACCACGTCTCAGCATCATTAAGCAGTCGCCTGATGCTATGTTCAACACACCTTCGTATGACCTAGCGAGCTCGACCAGCTTCGCCAGACCTAGACCTTGGTGATGGTTACCATTTCCAGATAAAACGACTCCGACCTCACCAAAGGGAGCAGATCCAAGAAAGTCCTCTGGAACTGACTGGGCCCACTCATCTTCGAGCTTAGCAAGCTTTGATGAGTTCCCCTCTTGTACACACCACTCAACGGCGTCCCGATCGGAGACAATACCCTTAACGCCAGCTATCCGGGAACGTTTCAGCTCCTCAAGAAAGCCCATGCCACAATCCGCCAAGGAAAACTCGATGGCATGGCCTAAACCGTTTCTGATGGCATGTCGCTGAGCCACAGAGAAGCCAGTGTTGAGACCATGGGACCACACGTTGTCGTGCATTTCACCCACGACGTGTGTGAGTTCTTTAAAGGCAGGGCTTCTACCGTAATCCACAGGTCCAGAACGCGCAAACGATCTGAGGCAGCTGTTGATCTGGGCGGTCGCTTTATCAACGTCGTCCTGCGAGGCTAGCGGCGTCAACGGAGCATAGTTCACTCCAGCATTCTTGCGCTCATACTGGTAATCGTCTACCCCCCAGACCGCCTTAGCCAGACCGACGGCTGAAAAATACCCTTCGTGGTTCTCGTTATCAAAAACGACAGACCTCTGATTTACACGCTTGTAGGTCAGATAGGCGGCAAACGCGGCGATAAATCCTGGAGAATAGTACTTGTCCGGAACGCGGTGCTCCGCTTCGGCATCTAGATGACCATAGTGTTTTGGAAGCCAGTCAAGAGCTTCAACGAGGGTAGCCACGCTCATTCCTTTGAAAATTGTGTCGGATAATCAGTTTGCCACTAGTGATGATGATTTCCAAAAGGATCTGATGCTCGGTTTAGAAATGCTCACTGGCTAATGACAGCTTTATGCCAGCCTTATCACTGGAAGCCACGGGATCCGGGCCTTAGACGCGGGTTCAAATCCCCCCGGCTCCACCAAACATAAAAAAGACGTCCTCGGACGTCTTTTTTTGTGCCTGCAAAAAACCTCAAACCGGCACTGGCGCACTCCCCGCAATCAACCCGGCATCGCGCAGCGCATCCCAGAACGCAGCTGGAATCACGGCCTGCAGCGCTGCCACATCTTCAGCGATTCGCTCCGGGCGGCTTGCCCCTGGAATCACCGCAGCCACTGCCGGGTTGGCGAGGGCGAATTGCAGGGCGGCGGCTTTGATGTCGACGCCATGGGCCTGAGCGATGCGTTTGATGTGCTCGACCTTGGCGATGATTTGCGGGCTGGCTTTCTGGTATTCGAAGTGTGCGCCGCCGGCCAGAATGCCGGAGCTGTACGGGCCGCCGACGACGATGTCGGTGTTCTGGGCCTTGGCCTCTGCCATCAGACGCTGCAAGGCGCGGTCGTGGTCCAAGAGGGAGTAGCGGCCGGCGAGCAGAAAACCGTCGGGGTTTGCTTCTTCAAGCCCCAGGGTCAACTCGATGGGTTCGACGCGATTCACGCCCAGGCCCCACGCCTTGATCACGCCTTGCTCTTTCAGGCGGGTCAGCACCTTGAAAGCACCGGTGCGTGCCTGTTCGAAGTACTGCAGCCACTCA